CCTTTAACTGGATGCTGTATATAAAAATAGTTCTCGCAAAAATAGTGATATCCGTTATCTGGGTTAGAACAAGCAGCCAACGCTATTAGCTGCTGTTCTGTAAATGTCTCTTTAGTGTGGGCTTTTTTAACAAGTACACCCTCAAGGCTTTTCGCTGCCATGTTTATCCTTTTAAATACTAGTGCTTTATTTACTCAAAAAAAAGCCCCAGCTAACTTGCAAGGGCTTTTTCGGGTCTTAATCACCCAGACTGCACTGGTGTTTTATTTACCTTCTTTTTATTTCGTTATATAAATTTTCTAATTTAATCTTTAACGGACCTTCAGGAAGTTTAAAAGTTTGTTCGCCTTTTAATTTCATTGCATTATCGCCACCTGATGCTTTAGGATATGAACCTTTTTCTCTATGCAAATCATTTCCATCAGGTATACTGGCATCAATACCATGTATTTCTGGACCTGTATCACCGGACATGCTGTTAGCAAAATCGTCATCGATCATGTCAGCCATACTGTCTATATTTTTCTTCATTAATAAATCCGGGCCATCGCTATCGGTGTCTATATCCATATCTATTTCGTGATCTTGACTAGACTGATCAGGACCGTCCTGTATGTCTTTTAAAACATTTAATAAATCACGAATTCCACCAGCTCCAGATCCATTCATAGTAACGTTCATAGTTACACTATCGCCCTGTTTAGGAGCAGGCTGGCTGTCTCCCATCATGCCGCCGCACTCATCAACTAAATCATCTTCTGTAGCCTGCGAACAACTACATTCATCTTGAATGTTTTCATTGACCGGACGGTCTAATTCAGCCATGCGTTTCATTAAATCTTGGAAATTCATAATTAGTCCTTCTTAGTTCCACCGAATAGGCTTCTAGCAGGACCTGCTGCTGGCATTGTTTCGGCTTTTTCTTTGTGTAATTTTTTTGCTAACAACGAATCGTTAGTTCCCTTGTACTGTTCAGATTCTTTACGAGCTTTTGCCAAATCTTTTAAAAAGTTTGAAACATACTTGTCTCCAGCTAACACGGGGCTTTTTGTTTTTTCATAATCTTGATGCAGTAAAGGTTTAGCATCTTTAGTGGTCTCGTCTTTTTGCAAATCGTGTTCGTGTTCAATTTCCCAATTGCTTTCTTCTTGAGGAGTTCGAACTCGTATGCAATCTTTACTAATTCCAGTTGCATTAGATATTAATTCCGCAATAACTGCACTGGTTGCCGGATAGTCAACCTCAGCTTCAAACACAGTCATTTGACTATTTTTTATAGTAGGGAAATCTAATAAATTTTCCTGAATAGGTGTACTTTTACCTTTGGTAAATCTACTCACTTGGTATTTTTGCAGTGCCGCTTCCATGCAATCTTCACAGTTTTCCGGAAGGTCTCCTGCGATTTTAATTTTGAATGCGTACTTTTTTTCTTCTGCATTTTCTTTTAGGTATTCAATAAATCTTTTCATAATTTTATCCCGATACCTTATTTATTCATATTTTTAAGTTTTTCAAGTAGGCTATTACGGTCTGTGACAATGACACCTTCTCCTTGAACAACTTCCCCTTCGGAGCTGCCTGATTTTTGATCTATTGCTTGCTTTTTAATTTGCAACTCTATCATTTTGAGTTTTTTATCTATCTTGGCGCTTTTTGCATCTATCGCATTTTTAAGCATACCTGCGGCAACTTCGAAAACACGCCCGCTATATCTTGCTTCAACATTCATTCCAAGATCCATGAGATCATCAAATGCATCTGTAGCACGTTGCGCTAAAGAATCTAGTTCACTATCGCTAACTTCGCCAAGTCCTTTTACCTGAGGTAGCGCAGCACTAATTTTATCTAAATCACCAATATCTCTAAACATAGGAGCAGAAGCTTTTTCAGCTTCTTTTTTCTCATAATAGTCTGTCATACGGTTAGTATTAGTTACTATTTTTTTAGATTCTGGTAGATTCAAGACTTCTTCTAATCGTTTTGTCATATGTTTACTTATCTTTTTCTAGGAGTAAGAGAAAACAGATCTTGTTCATTTAATACACGAAACTTGACACCTTGTTTTCGACACCAAGCGGTAGCTGCTTGCCATTTAGCCATGTTACGTGCATACTCTATTTGATTATGCTTACTACGCCCCACATGCTCTTTCATTGTTTGATTACGAGGCTTGACCTCTATCAGTTCAACATGCATTTTTCCTTCTCTATCTACATATTGGATAAAGAAGTCAGGTACGTATACTGTTTGTTTTCCGGTCATTGGACAACGATAAGGTATTGCAATTGCCTCACTTGCCCACTTAACAATAGCTGGGTGTGTATCGCAAGTTTTGCAAAAGGTGTATTCCCAACTACTACGATATGTCGGTTGACGATTACCTATATATTTTTCTGGATTTTGTACCTGATATTTTCCACTAGCGAATCGTTTCATGGTCTAATATTACGGCTTTCTGTTGTTTCTTCAGCAGTTAATACCCTGTAACCTAGTAAACTTATTTTTTCTCTGCTAGAGTTCATGACCTGTGTAACCACATTACTAAGTTGTACATCTTGCAATCCTTTTAAAGTATCAAGCAGCTGAAACACGTTGACGTTATCAATTCTAGCCTGATTTAATAAAACGATTGCAGTACTTTTGGCACCCAACTCGTTGAAACCTCGTTTTAGAAAAAACCCAACCACTGCATCAATTTGTGCTGCAGGGAAAGATACTGGTTCTGTAAAGTACCGATTAAAGAATAATTTAATTTCATCACTGCTATCAGTAGAAGTATCTTGTTGTGGTAAATTTGTCATATTAGAATAAATTTCTTAAATTTTGAGTAGCTGTGGTTATACTTCTTGCAGTAGCTTGTACTGTCCTTACTGCACTCGCTACAGGAAAGGCTACGTTCTGAACACCGCTAACTGCTCTATTCGAGATTGCTGTGGCTGCAGCCAATACGCCAGATACTGTGTCTAAAGTACTTAGTTTTTGGTTACCTAGCGATTTTAAATTTTGATATGTATTTACAGCAGTTACGGCAGTTGATAATACCCCTAGAGGACTTCCTGTTGCAGTACCGTCTGCAATAGCACCGAAAACACTAGTTGCACCATCTATTGCACCGGCAACTCTGCGCACATTTCCTCCGAGTCCATACGGACTTGGTCTTGTATCATAATGTTCGATGCCAAACCCTGGAGGATTACCTTGATACACCACTCCATTATTATACGAAACTGCTTCGTAAATTAAAGTCATGCTCTGTTCTGCAGGTTGGCTGGTACTGTAATCTAAACTAGCGTGATTCCAGGTTTGTATTATGGGGTTAACTAATGTATAGCTATTCCAGTAACCTCTAGCCATTTGATATATCGTTATATCATTAAAAAACATAGGATAGCTATTATTGTCTAACCCGTAAAGAGTACCAATATATGCACCAGATTTAGTTGCGTTACGGCTATATGCCCCTAATCTAGTTGCGCTAGTTGGATCTGCATAATAGTATTTGTAGTAACTTTCCCAGAGCTGTCTAGTTACACCTGCGTTATCATCATGAAATGTTATCGTAACCGGTTGATAATCTATCTTAACCTGTGTGTTCTTTTTTCTATTATACTGATTCAATGTATCTGTTTGAACAACGAATTTAGGAAGCTCGGCATCCTTAACTAACATGTTGATCTCGTTCTGATGACGAACTTTAAACCCCATGTTAGACATAACTATTGCGTTGTCATTTATGTTAAATCTAACATAATATAAGAATTTAGCCTTGGGGGCTAGTCTATGATCGTTATCAACGAAAAGTTTAGAGGCGTGATCAAAATCCCGAAGGTTAATATCACCATAAGAATTACCGAAATATTTGTTAGATTTGCTTGCCATACTAATATTTAGTAATCGAAGTAATATACGTATATAACGATTACCCAAAGAAAAAGGCCCCTAGGGGCCTTTTTATTAAGTATTAACCTCCACCGGTGGTCATACTTCCTTGTGTACGTCCTACGTTTACGCCAACTCCAGAACCATCTGCCTTCTGGATAGCGTTATCGTACTTGATACTGGCTGTAATTAGAACCGGTTCATTAGCGTTATATGCTAGATTGTTATAGTTAACGTTTTCTAAATAGCAACCGTATAGTTCCCAAGTTTCTAATACAGCAGGAGTGAACTGACCGTTACCGCCATCTAGTATTTCGATACGAGTTACGAACTTGTAGTCAATACCAGATGCAGCACTAGCTTGCTCATAGAAGTCAAACTGCTTCTGTAACTGCTCACCAAATAGCTTGCTTACAACACCAGTTACTTCGTCTCTTACGTTTAGAGTAATTGGACTCCAGGTGTGTTTACCTGCTAGATAAACACGACTGTTGTAAACATCGACTGTAATTGGATCGAACGCAACTGTTGGGCGTGTGACGTCCTGCACCTGCTTAGAGATTTCAGTAACAGGTGTGTTAAAACCGAAGTTTTCTAAAGTAACGCGAAAGCGATACTTTAGCTTCGGCATTAACAAACCTTGTGTGCTAGCACTTTGATCACTTGCTAACGGGACCGTTAGTTTTGTTAATGTAGAAATTGACATTTTATTATTCCTTTAATAATTATAGTCCAGAAATCTCGCCAGTATTCTTTAAGCGTAGAGGAATGTAAATAAATTCCACTGCTTTTACTGGTTCAATTGCGATATCGATCCAGAGCTCGTTACGATCAATTCTGTTTGGGGTGTTGTTACTTTCGTCACAAACAACCAAGAAGTCGTATAAAGCACGCTGACCTACTAATTCAACTAGTAAACTTTCGCAAGCGCCTTTGATCTCATCACGGGTAACTTTATCGTTTGGTTCAAAGATGTAAGGTTTAACTAACTGGCTTAGTTGTCTACGTAAGTAGATTACTAAACGAGCTACGTTAATGCGATCTAGCGCACTAGCAGTCTTTGCACGAGTCTTCTGTCCATAGTTAACTAATCCAGTTCCAGTGAAGAAAGTAATTGGATTAATCTTAGCTTCGTATAGAGTATCACGCTGTCCATTGTTTAGTGCAACGGTCTTGAATTCGCCTTCTTGACCATCAACATATCCCACGCTAGTAGCATTGGTGATTCCGCCACGACGTAATCCTGCCGGAGCAAACCAAGGATAAGCAACTTGATCGTTTAATGCAATGGTTCTTAGTATCATGTGGCTTGGTGGTACAACTACGTTATTACCGAAGTTGTCACTAGTAAAGCCCCAAGGATAGAACATAGCCATGTATTCGTCATAGCTTGCTGCTCCAATATCATTGTCCTCTACTGCACCATTCAAGTTCATACCCCATGCATTTAAACTTGTTGCATCACTCGTTAGACGAGCAGGTGTATCACCAACTACGAACGCCGTTAGGCCTCGATCAAAGTTTAAGCTAACCAGTTCGCCGATTAGTTCAGGATATCCTGGACAAGCCATTAGGTTAAACACTCTGGATTCTTCGTCACGAATCTGTTGATTTTGTCCAACTAAACTTTGTAGAGCTTTTACAACTACCACACGCTGAGCCTTACGTCCAAAGCTTCCGCTTCCGTCAGCCTGGTTTGCACTGACCGTTACCCAACGATGTGGATAATAATCAGTCATTAGTTCGTCAGCTACTCGAGCATTTCTAGATAATGTATCAATGTGATTTAATCGGAATTCCTTGACATTAAATCCGCTACGACGTAAATTCCATAGTAGCATGCCACGTGGATACAATGCTGGATCTGGTGCATCTGGGTCTACGTAATCTTCTGTTAACAGAGATTCAATAGATCCAGCAACATCGCTGTTTTGTCCAGTTGTGTTATAGCGAGCATCTGCAAACAATACGCCGTTGTCGGTGCTTTGATCGGCCTTGTCAACTAACAGCCACTTGGATAGGTCTGCGTCGTACTTGTAGATCATTGGGAAATTTTCAAGATCATCTGTACTGATCCAGATATCTCCGGTTACTAGCGGAGTAGTATCACGTTGAGTTTCAGGTGCCGTTGCTTGTACGAACGGTCCTTGGGCATCTGCATCAGGGAATTCATTCCTGTATCCAACCCAATTCGATCCATCATGTACCATTAGATCAACCTCGTCGATGATACTGCTGTACCATAGGCGACCATTTTCAGTTAAACTAGTTGGAGCATCTGCAGATGCAACGTACACCAAAGGCTCCCATAAGCTTGCTACAAAATCATGCGAGTCGGTATCAGCATATAAGTTAATTGTACCAGTCCCTGTAGTAGGATTGAATGGGGATAACCCTAGGTCTGATAATGGACTTCCTACACCGTCACTTAGGTGGATATCACCGCCTGTATCGTGACTAATAACTACTCGATTCTGACTGTCAATTTCTGCAGTAACATGAGTTAACCCTGCTTGATTAATTGCACCTGCTAATGCTTCTGCATTAAGAATTGCGCTAGTAGGTGCAGGAATACTAACAGAAACTACTTCGGTGTTTAACGCATCAGAGCCCGCTACAGTTTCAGCGATAACAAATTGATATGCGCCAGTTGTAGAACTCTGGATGTTTGTCACTGTTACTGTGAAGTTATCAGTCGGAGAGGTACCGCCTATTGCGGTACCTGGGACTGTGATTGTGTCACCAATGCTAAACCCAGTTCCTCTATTGTTAATAGATACGGAGACTTCTAATGTAGAAGGTGCAACAACAAATGTTAGTGTTAGCCCTGTTCCGCTGGTATCAGTGGCGGAAAGTGCACCGGTAGTATAGGTTCCCTCAGTTACGCCGACGACAGAGCCTAACGATAGTGCGCTAACTTGTCCAGTTATCTGTTGATTTCCCGGAGTGAATGTAGTTTGCGTAATTTTCTCGGTTCTAATTTGGGTAGGACCGACTGCTTTTCTACGGAACACTTTGAAATTTGCTAGAGGAGCCGTGTCTTCATTATAATTAAACTTGACATACACGCTTCCTGCTGCTAGGTTGTTGCCACCGCCTGCTTTATCTAAGCTGTATAATGCAGTTTGTGCATTTTGGAACATTGGTGCATTGACTGCACTGAATGCCTTTGTCGCACTATTGTATCTGCTCAATCTCCAACGGGCACCTAGGTTTGGTTCAGTTGTCTTAATCCATACGCTACCAGTGACTGCTGGCGTATTTCCGCTGGACTTCCATTGCGGAACTTGTGTGTGCGGTGCAATAGATATCTTTGGTTGATTTGCTGTAATGTTGCTGTAGCTAGTTTTCCAATCTTCGCTACCGACTTCTACCCAAGACCCGGCGCCATTTCTATACCAAATAGTCATAGGATGACTATCAGTTAAAGCAGGGGTAGCTGGATTTGTGTCAACTGTGACAATTGCGTAGCTACCAACTTTTCCTACAGATGCTGTTGGACCAGAAGTTGCTGGATCAACCTTGGTTGGATCAGTGATAACTAAAGGAACTTTATTGACAAACTTTTGTCCTCCCTGTGTCACTGGGCGACCATCCCACTCGAAGATGCCCCACTGAGTGGTTTGTGTGTCTAACCAATATGTTCCGTTTCTAGGTTCTGCAGTTGGTTCGTTCGCACTAGCATCTAATTGATTTAAATCTAGATCAGCTCTAACAACAAATGCACGGTTACTTACACCTAAAAAGCTATAAGCAGCATGTAGTCCATATTCATTTTGTTCACCTGCGTGAATAGGATTTCCATTTACATCAGTTTTGAACACCGGATCACCGAATGTATCAACTAAGTCTTTCTGGCTGGTAATTAAATATACTTGGCCGGCGTTAGCCTTTAATGTACCTGGAGCAATGCCATCTCCTGCTCCATTTGTTTTGTTTTCAGCAGAAGCAACAACCAATAAAGGTGTTGTTCCAGGTTCTGCTGGTGTGTAAAACGATTCGTCAATTACTTTGACTTCCACGCCTGGTGAAGTTAATGCCATATTAGTTTACTCCTAAAGGTTCTATGTCTTCACTTATATTTAGCCCGTTTTGTAAAAAAAGTCCTTTTATAACTACAAAAAAGGGGAACAAAAGGGATAATATAAATAGCTATATGTCCAGACCTTTGTGTATTTGTGGTTTTAGACCAGCTGCAATTAACTATATTAAAGAAGGAAAAACACACTATCGACGAAAATGCGAAGTGTGTCTTTCTGGTGGTATCGCAAAGGGAATACCTAAGTGGTATCAAGACGGTTATCGAATAAAATCCAAATGTGACAAATGCGGATTTTCATCTAAACATATCGAACAATTTAATGTATTTCATGTGGATGGTGATATGAATAACACCAGAATTGTAAATCTAAAAACAGTATGTGCTAACTGTCAAAGAGTTCTTGCTAAAGAAGGCATTACCTGGCGGGCTGGTGGGATTCAACCAGACCTTTAACGCTATCAAACAGATCTAGCATGGATCCATTGTTTAAAATCACACAATCTATACTGGCGCCAACCCAGCTACTTTCGCTCGTATGTACACCGGTCGCATCTAAATAAATTTTTGATTCATTCCACTGTGGATTACCAGTTGGGCCTTTGTTTACTACTTCAGCATGCTGGACCCAATAAGGATCTTCTCCGCGTTTAATGCGTACCACTAGACCTCCTGCATTTTTAATGGCGGCAATTTCGTTAGGAAACCTAACATCGCTGATAACAATATTAGTATCAGTATTTCTGACCCTATTTTCTAGACTAGCGATCCAGATATCATCATGAAATCCGATTCTACAAACCTCTGTGCCCCATTGCTGTAAAACCCAACGTGGGGTTAGATTAGGTATATTCAATCGGTTAGACCACCAGGTGTCTACTTGTTCTCGCCATTCTCGAGCTTCTTTAGTTCGGCCTTCTATCATTTCTCTATCCCATCCAAACACTGCAGCCACAGCATCTTTAAGTGTATTAGCGAAACTATCTCTCTTAAATCCGCAATGCTGCACTAAGTAATCTGCAGCAGTATCTTTCCCACTACCTATTAATCCCACTAGACCTATTAGCATAATAATCTCCAAACTATTATAGTATAATAGATTTTTAGAGAGTTGTCAAAGAATTATACACCGTATTTGTTCTTTTTCTTTTTAGGCGTTGGACTAGATTTGTTAACAGAATCAAGTTCTAGACTACGCATGTCACCTTTATTTAAATCAGTGTAACTTGCACCTGCCGCTTTATATGCCAATTTAAGCATATCCTGTTCTTCTTTAGTATAAGGATGTGCAGACTTTTCCTTGCCAATCCAAGATTCTTTATCTATATTTGGTGGGGTTTTTCCATCTGTGCCGGCCACGGCCATGCCCATACGGTAAGCAACATAATCACTGTTTGCACGAACCGCATCATGATAGGTGTTTGCGCCTGGCATGGATTGCTGCTGCCGTTTTGTTAATTTTGCTCGGTTTTTACCCTCAGAAATTATTTCATTTATTTTCATATTATGTGTTTTGAATAGTTCTAACACCGTATAAGTGTGCGCTGTTTCCATCATGGAGTGTCATAAGATGTCCTAGTGCATTAAGTTTCGCAATTCCAGGACTTGTTGCAGATAAGCGGTGTACCGAACTTCCGTCTGATCGTCTATAGAGTTCCCACGGTCCCGGACCTTCTGGAGCTAATGGGTCCGATAAGTTTTGAGATCCGGTTGGCTGCGCTAATTGTTGTTCGATATCTGATAAGTCGTCGCTTTCAATAGTTCTGACACCGTAATGTGCTAAGAGTTGGCCCCTGATCCCTAATTCTGCCATATGGCGAATTGCCTCTTGGTGCGCCAACGTCCGAGTTCTACCTCTTAGGTCTTCGATGCTTCTTCCGTTGTTCCTTCTATAAATTTCCCACGGACCAGGCCCGTGTGGCATTAAAACTAGTACCGGATCTACGGTGTTGTCTTTAGGCACCGCGGTAGCGTCTTTAAGTAATACAATTTTCCATTTTTTAATTATTGGGTCGTCGGGTGAGACTCCCCATTCTTCTGCAGCAGCCAGTAACGCATGGCGTTCATCGGGCGCGGCGACTTGAATCTGATCAGTTGAACTTCTACCAACCATCCAGGTAAACATTCCACCTTGTCTCGATGCTTTTCTCAATTTTAACCGCTGCTTAAGCTCTTGTTGTGCATTCCTTGGTTGTGGTAGAACGCTGTGTTTAGCAAATAACTTAACAACATCTTCACCTAGCTTAGGACTTAGTAGGGCATATAGCTTTTTAAGGTATTCAGCTTTATTTTTTTCTGGATCCATGGCAGCATCAAATGCAACTATGAATTTCATTAGTGTAGGTTTAAGTAAATCAAATTTTTCATTTAGCCAGTCATTACCGGGACTTCGAAACTCTATCCACTCTTTTCCAGAAGTTTCACTTTTCTTAGTATTGATACTTGTATATTTCTCCGTTTTTCCAGAATGTATAGAGTGGCTAGCCAGTAAATTTAGTCCCTTGTGTAAATATTCAAATGCATATGATGCGGACCTAGGTTCGTCCTTTATTGCTGTTCGAATTCGTCTCATAGCTGGGACCGTATAAATATTTAGAAGTCGTTCGAAATCTGTTAATATTTTCTCGTCACCAAGTAATAACGCTATTTTTACATAATCTAAATTATCAACACTATACCCTGGAATACTAATATTCATGTGTAACCCGGTAGAGTCGTTAGTATAGATTCCCTTTTTATCGGCCCATTTTTTAATTGTATCAAGATCTTTTAATATTTCATCTAAGGGCATTGCGGGACTAACAAATTCTAATCCCATGGCATCACGTCTGCGTGGCTCTAAACTGCCATCTGGTTCTATGCAATAGTGGTTACCACGCGGGCATGACTTGTATCGAGGCCCCCAGTTCACTGTTCTTCCGATAACTTTCTGAAAGTCTGCAGCAGTAGCTTTGATAAAAGCGTTAGGATCCTTTGATACATCATCGGCAAGTGGCCAGGCCAGGTCATAATCATTAGTGATGTTTCTTAAAAAGCGTTCAAGATTTTGATTCCGATAAATCCATTCATATTCAGTCAGTTCTTCGAACTCGTCTGATCGATCTTCTAGGAATTGTTCTCTTGCTTGCCGATATGCTGTACTGTTTTTGTCATGCCAAAGATCGAATACCTCTTCGTCTAACAACTCTTCGACTAATATGGAAATTAAATCATAGTACTCGGGATCATCAGTCGGAACATCTCTTAAATAGGCTTCTTCTCTGGCTTTTTCCATAGCATCTTCTTCGTCGAACCACTCTGATCTGTAGAAATTTTTGAAGTATTGACGTCCACCTTCTCGACGCCAGATGCGTTCGGTCTGTTCTTCACGCCATTTTTCAAAATCAGTCTCTAGACCGCGACCAAGCCACTCCAATTCGTTTAGACCGTTTGATTGCCCAATGGAGAAAAACTCCACCACATCAGCAATCGTAGTAATGTTATCTGGGATTTCTGTAGGCCTATCATCAACCTCCTCAGCCGTTCCTGTTGGAACCAACATTTCAAACTCCATGCCCACTAGTACTCCTGGCAACGATTCTGCCATTTTATAAAGTTTCCTAGTCATGTTAATTTCATTTAACACGGATTCTATAATTTTAAAATCTTTAAATCTCATTCAAATTATCCGATAATGAAGGTATACCCAGTTCCGCCGGCTACTAATGTTTCTAACTCTTTTTCTAGTTTTTCTATTTCTGCTGTGGCTTCCGATTTTAATGCCGCCCCATTTAAAGAGGTACCGCCTTGCGGACCTGCAATTTGAGCAAACTTTTCACGAGCCTGAGCTAGTATTAGCTTGCAGTTCGATAAGGTGTAATCATATAACCACTGCTGTGCGTATATGTCACTAAGTAATACATAGTCTGGTTTATAGTTATAACAGCGAAGCATTATATTTTCGCCTTCTACAAACGGTCGTTGTAAAATTCTTAAGGTATGACTATGAGGGATCCATTGAAACTCAATATAACTACCAAAAAATCTACCCACCATTTCTTGATATTGAGCAAATAGTTCATAAGTAGCTAGTCCACCTAACATTGTACTGTTAAGTAAGTACGTGTTTGTATATGCAAGGTTAAATGGTTCAAAATTTGTACCAGTTCCGCCACCAGTTCTGGATCCAAGTGTACGTCTAAACACACTTCTAACTTCAATTATCTCGTCAGGTAATCTATAGTCGTTGGTGTCTTTGCCCAATTCTAAAAACATATAACTTTCTTCTACCGAGTTTGGGCTTCTCTGGCGGAATTTAGTTAATGCCTTTCTTAGAGCAACTTCGTAATGAGCAGGATCTAGCTCAACGTCTATCATACCGTCACCTAGCATTAGGCGAACGTAATCGAATACTTTTTGTCTTTCGGCTTGCGGATTTATATCTGGCATTTGAATCTCCTGATGTATTTATCCTGATAAATATTGTATCGTGTTCAATAGTACCGCAAGGGAGAATTAAAATTCCAAGATTAAGCCTTTACAGACCCGAAAAGGGTAATGACTACAAGTTTATAGATCGAACCATATCGGAAATGTTTGGTGTCGGGGGTACAGAATTGTACATCCATAAATACCTAGGACCTAAAAATCCTGAAGAAGGCACTGCGGCTCAACCTATATACGACACAATTAAAGAAACTAATATTCAAGATTTGCTATTTTTAGAAAATAGAGATCGAGTATACGATAGTAGCATTTATAAAATTCGAGGTGTCTACAACGTACAAGATATCGATTTTAACCTAAGCCAATTTGGTCTATTTGTTGACAACGATACTGTTTATATGACAGTGCATATAAATGACTACATTAGAACTATTGGCAGAAAACCATTAAGTGGTGACGTTGTTGAGGTACCACATTTAAAAGATGAGTTTGCACTCAATGATTTTGATGTGAGCCTGCCAAGGTATTTTGTTATTAGTGATATCGGTAGAGCAGCTGAAGGATTTAGTCCTACTTGGTATCCGCATTTATATAGATTAAAATTGACTAAAATAATGAATAGTCAACAGTACAAAGATATTTTTAATCAGCCAATAGTTGATCCTGTAACGGGAGAAGAAACTGATCGAACACTTGCAGATATATTAAGTACACAAAATAAATCATTAGAAATTAATGATATCATGCTTGCACAAGCAGAAGCAGATGCCCCATACAGCGGATATGAAACTCGGCATTTCTATACATTATCTCTGGATGATCAGGGTAATGCATCATTAGAAACTGCGGACACCATTGATGTGGATGCCAGTAGCGATTATGGAAGTCCATCTACCTACTCTAACCCTAAAAGACCTGGGTACACCGGATATTTATTGGGAGATGGTCTTCCAGAAAACGGAGCAGCATTTGGTCACGGACTCACTTTCCCTAACGGCCCAATTGAAGGGGACTACTTCTTACGAACTGACTTTTTACCAAACCGGTTATTTCGTTATGATGGATTCAGATGGATTAGACGAGAAGATGCCGTAAGAACCACTATGACGCCTAGTGCTGGTAGGAATAATCAAAAGGGCACGTTTATTAATAATACTAATAGGGTAGGTATTGATTTATTAGAATCGAATATTGTAAAATTAACCGGACTTACTATAGAGACGAATGTTAATTATACTTCAGACATATATGCCACTGTTGCGTTAGAGGATAGTGAAATCATAGTTCCACTAGCGGTAACAAATAATAATGGAAAAGTAGCAATTCAGTTGCCAGCTAATTTCCAATCTGGGCTAGTAGTTGACTACAAAGTTTACAGGTCAAGCACAGAAGAAAAACAATCATTAAGTAAGGCACTGCGTCCTAGAAAACCTTTAGCGGATTTATAATGTCAACAACAACATTTTTTTATGATGGTCAAATTAGAAGATACCTTTTGCAAATAGTTAGACTACTAAGCAACTTTGCAGTAAAATATACTGATGGGACCTTGGTTCGAATTCCTGTAATATATGGAGATGCTGACAGGCAAGTAGCGCATATTATAAATCAAAACAGTGAAAATACCGTACAAAGTGCACCAAAGATCGCAATTTATATGGCAGATCTAGAGCTAGATACTAGCAGGCTTGCTGATAGTAGCCATGTAGGTAAAGTGCATGTTAGAGAACGGGCATACAATGAGCAGACACAAAGCTACGAAAATTATCAAGGAAACAGTTATACAGTCGAACGGTTAATGCCGACACCATATAAGCTCACAGTCAAAGTAGATATTTGGTCTACCAGTATAGATCAAAAATTACAAATACTAGAGCAAATACTAATGTTGTTTAATCCTAGTTTAGAAATTCAAACTAGCGATAACTATATTGATTGGACTAGTCTAAGTGTAGTGGATTTGACCTCTGTTGTGTTAAGTTCAAGAAGTGTACCCGTCGGTACTGCCGCAGAGATTGATATTGCTACGTTAACCTTGGCAACTCCCATATGGATTAGTCCTCCTGCCAAAGTAAAACGGCTAGGTGTTATTACTAATATTATATCGAATATCTTTACCGATAAAACTGATCAATATGGTGATTATATTGAAGGGTTAGGTGTAGACTCTTCGGCAACATATGCCTCTCCAGCAGGATCACCTGTGGCATCGTTCAGTTCTGCAACAGCAAACTATGACATCGAAGTCACTGGAAATTCAGCAAAATTATTAGGATTTGAGAATCAATATCCTAGATGGAATAATATCGTTAATAAATTCTCTGGAGTTTATACAGCAGGTTTAAGCAGAATTTATTTAAAAATACCTAGCGGAAACAATGTAGTTGGCACGTTTAGCTTAAATCCGCTAGACGATTCATTGCTAACTATTAACTGGGACGTTGATACTTACCCCACCAATACCTCAGTATATAGTATAAACAGATCATCTACCACAACATTTGATGCCATCATTGATCCTACACGAACTGGTCCGAGGGATTCTAATCTACCTAAATTAAAACAAGGATCTAGGTACTTAATTGTTGATAAAATAGGAAATAGCATTAAGGAAACGTTTGTATCCGAAACAAAGATACAGAGAATTAATACCAACACCCTGTATAAAGATGTAGTTGATCATAAAATTTTAGTCAACGGAATTGAGGTAGGCTCCGGAAATGCACGAATACCAGATGATCTTAATACGGGGAATTACTATATTTTATTGGATGAATTTGCACCTGCTGGCGCAGAAATTACGTATGAACTTTATACCAATGTTGACGGGCCAGAATCTTGGAAGAATAATGACGGTAGCGATTTTACAGCCAACGAAAATGATATAATAGAGTGGGATGGTGATAAATGGAATATTGTTTTCAACTCTTTAAAGGCACAGGATCAAATAGTTTATCTATCAAACATTTTTACCAATACACAGTATATGTGGAATGGGGTACATTGGAGTAAGAGTTTTGAAGGTATTTATAGAGCCGGAGAATGGCGCCTTGAACTTTAAAAATAAAATTGTCTGCAGTGGGGCATTATTTTATGCTAAGTCTACTAAACGAATCTTGCTGCTACAAAAGGCAAGGGGAAAGCACACTGGTACCTGGGGGTTAGTAGGTGGAACAACTGAAACACAAGAAACTCCTTGGCAAGGACTAACCAGAGAAATCAATGAAGAAATTGGATTGTTTCCAAAGATAATAAAAACAATTCCACTAGAAACATTTGTTAGCAACGATTCTATTTTTAACTATCACACTTACTTGTGCGTAGTAGAAGAAGAATTTATTCCTAAATTAAGTTCAGAACATTCAGGCTATGCCTGGTGTGTTATAGATTACTCTCCTAAACCTTTACATCAAGGATTAAAAAACAGCTTTGGGAATAAAATTATTCGCACAAAGCTGCAGACTATATTTGAGATAATTAATCTTATTGAAATAAAATAACGGGGCAATGCCCCGTTATTCTTATTAACCTGATGTTTCGTTAGTTGCCGTGTTAACATTAGTTGATGGGAAGCTTCTACCAACACCCCATACAATTCTCACTGCGCCGTTTGCACCGTCACCGCCTTGGGCGGTCGCGATTCGGGTGCTTCCGCCGGCGCCGTAAGCACCCCCATCGGGTTCAATATAATACACTTGAGCGTTACCCGTTGTAGTACGGCTGCCTGGGCCGCTGCCAGCTACCGTAGAACCATACAGAGAGGATCCAGTTCCTGTTGTGCCAGCAGCTGCACCAGTGTAGCTTCCGGCATTGCCACCACTTCCGAATGTAGTGCCGGTACTTATACGTACTCCATTAGCACCATTTCCGCCGCCGTCTCCTACGTAACCACCGCCAGTGCCGGCACTCCCTGAAGGTTGACTAACAGAGCCGACTGTGTTGTATGGAGGGGGGTTGTTCGAATTTGGAGGCGTGTAGCTAGCAATAGTACCCGAGGTTGCGCCGCCAGCACCTTTACCTGCTACGGTGGTTAGGCTACCGAAATAACTATCTCCGGCTTTTGCACTCGAAAAACTTCCGGCGGTAAGTGGGTACGGCGCAGCACTTCCTGCCCCTACTACAACAGTATAGTTAGTTCCGTATGTTGGTACAATCTTCTTGTACCCAGTTCCTCCTCCGCCACCTGAGTATGCCGCGTCGGCGATGCCGTTTGCTCCAATGGCTCCGGATCCTCCGCCGATGCATACGACGTGTATATTTGGAATGTACGGGTCCGGTAGAGTCCAGGTACGTGTTCCGGGAGTAGTAAATACAATACTTCCCCAGGTAGTAACAGACACAGTTCTGGATGCAGTTCCTATGTTTCCGGCTTGGTCTGCAGAGGTAGTGGCTGTTATAGTTCGTGATGCACCTTCCCCTATTGCGATCAACACTGCCTCTGTAACGAGACAACTCCAATTAGTGCCGATGATGCTAATCGGTATTGCGCCATTAGGCCCTGATAGCGATACGGTGTATCCGCTTTCTATAGTTCCTGATATATATGTAGGTGTCGCAAGACTTGCGTAAGTTAATGCAGGAACTGCATTTATAGTTACAATAGGTGCTGTCTTATCTACGGTGATCGCTGGAGCGAATGTTATATCTGATGAATACCCCTGTGCATTGGTTTGCCTAACTTGTACAACATTCACTGCATAGGATCCTTCTCCGAGAGTAAAGCTGGTTACGTTATATGCCATAGTTGTCCAACTACCACCGCCGTTGATACTATACTGCCAAGATCCAGTTGAACCCACAGTTATACCGGAAACATTTATTGTTCCATTGCTTGTATAGTAATCAGATGCTGAACTACCGGTATCGGATGCGAGTGCCAATGTTAACTTAGGTGGGACCGTAGTTACAGTTATAGTTCTAGAAGTACTTGAAGCATTTCCTGCGGTATCTGTTGCTGTAGCAGTAATAATTCTACCAGTTCCAGCACCCATTGCGGTGAAGTCAGCAGATGTAATTAGATAACTCCAAGTTGTTCCGCTGACTGTGGCAGTTCTTACTGTTCCGTTGAGAGATACAGATACTGTACTGCCGCTTGTTACCGTTCCGGTAATTGAAGTAACTCCTGCGTCTTGAGAACTTATGATAATATCATCTCCAGAAATGATATTCATAGTTATTGTAGGAGCAGTGGTATCTACAGTAATGGTCGAAGGATATGTGGTTACAGCAGATGGATAATTTTGTGCGTTAAATTGTCTAACGTTTACGCTGTCATAGGTTCCCTCGGAGAGGACGAAACTAGTTGTAGTAGGGGCCTGATTTGCACTCCAGCTGGAACCCCCGTTGGTACTGTATTGCCAATACCCGCCAGTAACTTGTCCAGAAACTGTCATAGTTCCATTACTCGTAATTCGATCCGATGCCGAACTACCTGTATCAGATGCTAAAGTTAAAGTTAACGCAGCCGGGACTGAAGTATACGTTACTGTCTGAGTTGCAGTTGCAGTGTTTCCTGCCTTGTCTGTAGCCGTGGCAGTTATAACTTTACTAGTCCCAATACCAAGCGCTGTTAAATCAGCTGATACAATAGTGTAAGACCAAGAAGTGCCTGTTATTGAAGCTGTTTTTGTTGTAGTACCAAATGTCAACTTAACAGTATCAATGTAATCGTCATTCACTGTTCCGGTAATTGAAGTTACCCCTGCATCCTCAGAGCTTATTAGTATGTTATCACCGGAAACTATATTCATAGTTACAGTGGGTGATGTCTTATCTACTACAACTGCTGATGCGTATGTAGTTATAGCAGACGGATAGTTTTGTGCGTTAAACTGTTGAACTTTTATGTTATTGGCTGAATAACTTCCTTCGTCGAGAGTAAAAAATGTTGTAGTAGACGCTTGATCAGCGCTCCAATTAGCTCCTGCATCAATGCTATATCTCCAAATTCCACCAGTAACCACACCAGATACGTTCATTCTTCCATTATTTGTAATTCTATCACTTGTAGAAATACCGGTATCGGATGCCAATGCAAGCGTTAATGTAGCCGGGACGGTAGTATTAGTCACATACCTAGTCACAGTTCCTATGTTTCCTGCAGTATCTGCAGATGTAGTAGCAGTTATAGGTATGTTTACCCCGGTTCCTAAAACTGTACTACCTATATCAGTTGAAGTAAGAGCATAGCTCCACGTTGTTCCACTGACTGTAGCAGTTCTTGTTGTTGTTTTGAGGGTCAACGTTACAGTCCTTCCGCTTTCCACAGTTCCAGTTATTGTTGTTGTGCCGGTTATAATATCGTCTCCACTTATAACATCCATGGTCACGCTCGGTGCAGTGGTATCTACAGTAACTGCTGATGCATATTTTATCGGAGTTGATGGGTAGTTTCCATCTGCACTAAACTGCCTTGCTTGAATTTGATTGGCTGCATATGTTCCTTCTCCAAGTACAAAACTACTTGTACCCGCCGTCGGGGTACTTCCGTCAGTCCAGCTAGCCCCAGAGTCGGTACTATACTGCCATTTAGCAGCACTAGCAGATATACCTGTAACCGTCATAGTTCCATTACTTGTAATTTTATCAGTTGCAGAACTACCTGTATCTTGTGCAAGTGCAATCGAAGTTAACTGGCTAGGAGCTTGGACAACTGTTACAGTCCTAGTTGCAGTTCCGTCAGTATTTCCTGCTAAATCTGTTGCAGTAGCAATTATAGTTTTATTTGTTCCATATCCAAGGCTAGTTAAATCAGCTGCTACGACAGTGTAAGTCCATGTAGATCCGGATATTGAAGCAGTTTTTATTGTAGCTCCAAATGTTAACTTAACAGTATTGACATTTGCATCTGTTACTGTTCCGGTAATTTGAGTAATTCCTGGGTCAACGTTATCTACTAAAATGTTATCGCTAGAAATTGTATTGATGGTTATTGTCGGAGAAGTTGTATCTATCTTGATTGTCGAAGTGTTTCCTACCGGAATTGATGAATACCCAGATGAGTTTGTTTGCCTGACTTGAATTTTATTAGCTGTGTAAGTGCCTTCTGCCAGTTCAAACGTATTTGTGCTTAGGTCTTTACTTGTCCAGCTATTTCCGCCATCGATGCTGTACTGCCAAGATCCGCCGGCACCAACATTTATATCAAGAACAAGCACTGTTCCGTTCTTTGTAATTTTATCAGTAGTTGATGTTCCGGTGTCTTCTGCAAGAGCAAAGGATACGTTGCTTGGTGCAATGCCAACAGTTACTGTTTTAGAAGTAGTTGCGGTATTTCCTGCTCGATCCGTTCCTGTAGCAGTTATAACCTTATTAGAACCAGCGCCTAATGCTAATAGATCGTCTAATACAACAGTATATGTCCATGAGGTTCCATTAACTATTGCATTTCTGGTTACCGTATTAAATTTTAGAGTGACTGCGCTGTCACTTGTTACTACACCAGTAATAGCTGTAACGCCAGGGTCTTCGTTGCTTATTAGAACATTATCTACAGAAATAGTATTAATTGTTATCAGAGGCGCTGTACCGTCTACTATAATTTGTGTGGGATTAGTTGCCGGGATTGAAGTAAATCCTACCGCGTTAGTTTGTCTAACTTGAACTTGTCCAACTGCGTATGTCCCGTTATTTAAAATAAAACTATTCACGTTAGTTGGTAATGGTGTCCATGATGCACCCGAGTTCGTACTGTACTCCCAATATCCGTTAGTGACATTTATGCCGGATACCACTGTTGCACCATTGCTTGTGATATTATCAGTTGATGACAGTCCTGTATCTTGTTGCAATGTAAATGATAATTTATCTGGTATTGGGTTGAAAAACGGCAGTTGCTTCCACAAAATCACATCTGTATTAATTTCACTAAACGATGCAAGTTCTACTTTTTCATTGGTAGTGTTAAATCTTAACATTCCTTCGATTGCAGTAACAGGTCGTTCGTCAGTGATTCCTACCGCAACTTTTAAGTAATCGGTATCGACTATGGATATTCCGTTAATTTGAAGGGCCATATAATTATTTCCTAACTCACATTAAACAGCAGCAGCATTATTAGGGAAACTCCTGCCTGTTCCCCATATTATGCGCACCACTCCATTTGCACCCGTTCCGGCAGATCCGCCGCCGCCACCGTAAGAACCACCGTTAGAAGTTTGATTAAGCCCGGTTCCGCCGCTGCCGCCGCCGCCTCGGCGCGATTGACCGTTTAGAACCGGAGATCCGGCTGTTCCGTTTGCACCAACTCCATATATACCTACGCCGCCCCCACCGCCACCGGCAGTACCACCGGAGCCACCACCACCTCCGCCACCTCCTTGTCCTGCATTACCGGAGAATTGACTAGTACTACCATTAAATCCGGAACCGCCGTCTCCGCCGGCACCGCCGTATCCTCCGGCACCACCACCCCCTCCTATCAAGGAGCCTCCGGTGCCGCCGTTGCCACCACTACCGTACAAAGATTGGTATGTGCCGCCTAGTCCGGCGGCACCATTCGTTCCACCTATTCCTCGTTTGCCGCCACCGGCTCGACAAACTTCGGCTCCATCAGGTAATTTAAAATAGCTATCTCCACCGTCAGTAGCAAACACTGAACCCCCCACTGAGTACTTACAAATTGTTCCCGGAGTTACTGGTATGTCGTTAGCATATGCTAGTGCTCCTCCCCCTCCGCCGGCGCCGTAACTACCTGCACTAGCACTTCCGCTTCCTCCGGCTCCAATGCATAATATCGAAATTTTAGTGACACCGTCCGGCACCAACCACTCTGTTTCAGAAGTGGTAGTTGCAGTGAATGTTGCATCTCCGTAGCTTGATACCCCATACCCTATATATTGCCACCCACTGCTGGTATATACTTCTAGATAGCCAATATCGGTATTATATCTTGTCATGCCGATTACTGGAGTAGACGGTCTTTGTGCAGTAGTGCCTGCTGGTAAAGACAAATAACTAGTAGGACTATCAATAATAGTTGTTGTGCCGTTTATTCTTAATGACATATCTGTTTTACTCCTGTTAAACAACTTTAGTTGTTAAAGTATCGACATCGTTAGATAGTTCTTTAATTGCTTCGATTAAAAATCCAATCAAGGACACATAGTTAACGCTCTTTGATCCATTTATCTCATGAACCACTTCAGGTAATACCTTTTCAATTTCTTGCGCGATTACTCCGTAACCTAAGTGCCCGGTATTCCTCCAATTAAAAGAAACTCCTCGTAATCTTGATAATACATTAACAGAATCTTGAATTGTTTTAATATTTTCTTTTAATCGTTGATCAGATGCAAAGTTAATGTTGGTTGCGTATAGAGTTTGATTTCCAGAAGTATAATACATGTTAGTGGAATCAACTGCACCTTTATCCCAGGTACCAGTTGAGGCCGACGACATAGGTAAGTAATAGGTTGTATTTGCGCAAGTTCCTGCTAACGAAATTGCTGCAGTATATTTAACTCCGTTAATGCATAATCCAGTATCATCAACCCGTAGACGTTCGCATGTTCCAGTTCCCATCAGTACAGTATTGCATAAACCAGCAGCACCTGCCATTGGCCCTATAATAATATTATTTGAACCAGTAGTTACTGAACAGCCCGAGAAACAACCAAAGAATGTGTTATTTGATCCGGTAGTATTATTATATCCAGAACAGTACCCTGCAAAGAAATTGTGAGCTCCGGACGTATTTTTATAACCAGCCAGTCTACCGTAAAAAATATTATGTTCACCAGTAGAATTAGAATAACCATTTTCCTGACCAATAAAGATATTATTACTGCCTGCGCCGGTTGCATTGCTCCCACTTGATTGGCCAAAGAATATATTATTACTACCTATATTTTTAAGGCCAGCATTGCATCCGATAAAAATATTATGTGTTCCAGTTTCGTTACATGCTCCTGCGGAATAGTTAATAAATGTGTTGTAACAGCCGGTATCATTTTTATATCCTGCTTGATAGCCTATAAAAATGTTACTCATTCCAGTAGAGTTTGTAAATCCAGATAACCCACCAATAAATACGTTGGCCGAACCAGTAACGTTACATATTCCCGCTGAACCACCAATAAAGGTATTATTATTACCTACAGAATTTCTAAAACCTGCACAGAATCCAAAAAATGTATTACTTGATCCAGCAGTGTTACAGTAGCCTGCACGGTTTCCAAAAAAGTTATTATTGGACCCAGTGCTGTTTGTTACACCAGCGCAATATCCAGCAAAGAAGTTACTGGTTCCAGTCCCTCCTTGTCCTGCTTGGCTACTGTATATAGTTCCACAAACTCCTGCAGATTTTGAAATTTCTCCGCTACTGCCGGTATACCCGCATGACCCTTGGCTTCCGGTGTATCCAACAGATCCAGTATACCCAGTGTCACCTCGACTACCAACATATCCGGTGTCACCTCGACTGCCGGTATAGCCAACAGATCCAGTATACCCAGTGTCACCTCGACTACCGGCGTATCCGGTAAATACAGACCCGTTGATGAACAAGCCAGTAGCATCAACTTTTAATCTCTCGGTAGCACCTGCTGCCAGAATAACCGTATTACACAACCCAGCAGATCCAGCAACACTTCCAATGATGACGTTGTTTGATCCAGTAGTTACCGCACATCCTGCATTGCAACCAAAGAATGTATTATTACTACCTGTAGAGTTAGATCGACCGGCACAGAATCCAGCAAAGAAATTATGTTTACCGGTGCCACCGGTGCCTGCTTGGCTACTATATATAGTTCCGCAAACACCACTTAGCTTAAATTCCCCGTAACCTTCTAAACTAATGTCACCGGTACCTAAAATACTACATCCGCCGATAGTCTTTAAGTTTGTTATGTTTTCTAAGCCTCTACTATCATTGATAACAGTACAGCTATTAATTTTAATTGCCATCTTCGTTCTCTCCTATAACTGTGAACTCGGCACAATATTTATTGGTTACCCAATCGCTTGTTTAACTCTTCTATCTGTTCTTGTTGGCGTTTTACAACGGCAATCAGTAATGGAATTAGCTGTGAATAGTTTACACTTTTAATTCCATAGTCATTGGTACTAACTACTTCAGGTAATACCGTTTCAATATCTTGTGCTATGACACCGTATGCAGTTTTTCCGGTTTCTTTCCATGAAAATTTAACTGGTTGAACTTTCTCTAAAATGCCAAAAGAATCAGAAATTTCTTCTATATTTTCTTTGAAACGAGCATCAGACAAACTGTTTATTTCAGTAGCGCTTAATGTTCCTGTACTAGGTACAAATGTAAGTTTAGTGGAACTTACATATCCGGACTGTGCACCAGTGTTCGACGAAAAGAACGCAGGGTAATATGTTCCTGCATCGGCTGTTTCGTCAGTAATTTTTACTAATTCATCAGTATTAGTATCAACATAAGTAGAATTAATAGTAATAACATCATCTGTCCTAGCTAACGAAATGTTAGAGCCTGCTTTTAACGTTACACTGTCAGTTCCACTACCACTTCCAGTAGCAGTTAATATAATAGTCTTTTCACCCGTTACTGCCCCATCTCCTGCACTGATACTATACGTTGTATCGGTGTTAGTTGAGTTAATTATTAACTTTTGATCCGTTTCACTCCAAGAAACTACTGTAGAACCTGAACCAGTTACTCTAATGGAATCTGTACTACTATCGTTTCCTATTAACTGTAAATCAACGATATTAGTTGTATCTGCAGGTGTTGACCCATCTAACGAATATGTAGTATTTGTAAACGAAGAACCAAATGTAATTTGATTTTCGCTATCCCTGGTGATAGAAATATTCGAGCCTGCTTTTAGTATTACACTGTCAGCTGATGAATCACTACCAGATAATTTTAAACTTGCGCCTCCTGTTTCTGTTTCAGCAGAAATTGTGTAAGTTGTATTTACGTAGGTAGAACCAATCGTTATTTTCTGGGTGTCTTCATCCCATGATACTGTAGTAGAGCCGATTCCGGCTATCCTAATAGAATCTGTGCTACTATCTGTTCCCACCAATTCAAGGTCAACTATATTCTCTGACGGTGATGTGCCATCTAACGAATATGTAGTATTTGTAAACGAAGAACCAAATGTAATTTGATTTTCATCATCCCTGGTGATAGAAATATTTGATCCTGCGATTAACTTCACGCTATCGGTTGATAAATCGGCTCCGGATAATTTTAAACTTGCACCATTAGTCTCTGTTTCAGCAGAAATTGTGTAAGTTGTGTTCGTTGCAGAAATTGTTAACTTCTGATTTGTCTCATCCCAAGAAACAGTGGCAGCTCCAGAACCGGTTATTCTAATAGAATCTGTGCTACTATCTGTTCCCACCAATTCAAGGTCAACTACATTAGCTGACGGTGATGTGCCATCTAATGTGTAAGTTGTATTGACATATGATGAATCAATTGTTAACTGCTGGGTATCCTCATCCCAGGCGACAGTAGTGGATCCTGAACCTGTTACTCTAATATAATCTTCAACAGCATCAGAATCAATTAATTGAATATCAACTATATTAGCTGATGGGGTTGTACCATCTAGCCAATAAGTTTTATTCACAACATCCCCTGTAGTTATTGTCTGTACGTGTCCGAATGTATCAAATGTAATTGCGTTAACAAATTTATTTGTTTGGGCAGTTACGTCTTCTACGCTACTGGTATCTTTATGTTCTATACGTATAGCATCGTTATTTGCATCAGCAGATACTCTTATTCCGGATCCTGCAACTATTTTTAGCTGATCATTAACACTATCAGTTACAACTTGGGTTCCATCTGCGGTATTCCAATTATATTCGGTATCAGTGTTGTCTATAGTTATGGTATTAAACGAACTAAGACCCGTAGCAGACATAGTGACCGAATTAGTGTCGTCATCATATGCTATTAATATGTTTGATCCGGCTACCAGATTTAATCTTTCAGTATTAACATCCAGTGTTAACTTTGAATCCGTGCCATCACCTATGGTAAGCGTATGGCTGTGCCCTACTAGGGCAAAATCTTCAGCATGATAGCTGTCAAGTAAATCTGCATTTAAATTAGCAACTACAGTTGTGCTAGCTACGCTCAAAGGAGCGGTTCCTACCTCAACTGTAGATACTAATTGTGTAGCTGTTACAGTTCCTGGGAATATGGTGTTTCCAGAAGCATCCAGTAAAGTAGCAGTTCTAACATCTTCTGTACCGTATTGCCTGACATAAATTGGTTCATTTTTATTATTGCCCGTTGCAATTTCTAAAAATCCTGCATCAATACCAGTTGCGCCGCCGCCAATGTACCAGTAATCAGACTCTCCAACTAGTCCTTTAACACCCCTATTCGTATTGCCATCAGCAAAAGTGATATTTCCAGTTCCTGTTACGGTATATGACGGGGAAGAAAAGTTTTGATTACTTGTCCAACTATCTGTAGAATCAACCCATAATATAGTTTTATCTGTGGTTCCTTTTAACGTAATGCCGCCACCGTCTGCAGTTACATCAGTCGGTCCGGTGGTTGTAATATCAGTAACTGTACCTGTAGTTGGTGCTGTACCACCAGTATACGTATACGTAATGCTAGTAGAACTATCAACAGAAAATACTACAGCAGTACCCCCAGTTCCTATTGTTCCTGCACCATTAGTTGCTGTGATAGCGGCACCTGGAATTAGTCCAGATGTATTAGTCATTCCAGTAATTGCAGCAGTCCAGGGCCCGGTGCCAGTAATTGAGCCTACTGTTCCTGTTATACTGACAACCGCAGATACAATAGACCCAAGTTCGATATTTTTATCGTCAACAGTTAGTATATTAGTATTAACAGTAGTGGTTGTTCCGTTTACTATTAGATTACCACTTACCACTAGACTAGGACTGTGTATTGTAGTCGTGCCGCCCGAAGTACTACCAACAGAAATATTAGTTATACTACCTGCCGAACCGCCAGTACCTAAGTTAACAGTTTTTGTTACACCACTACCATTGATACCTGTTCCAAGGTTAAGTGTATGCGCTACTGTACTACGATCTACTGTAATAGTTCCTGTTTGTAAAGTGCCGCCAATTAACAAGTCTCCGCTAGTTTGTCCGCTAGCAATTATTATTTCCGTGGTAGTATTTTCACCAAGTAATGTAGTGGCAACATTTCCTGCAGTTATTGTGCCTCCGCTAACTGTTAAATTACCCGTTACTGATGTGTTTCCGCCAACATATAAGTTTTCTGTTATACCGGCACCACCCGTGACGCGTAATGTTCCAGAAGTTGTGCTTGTCGATGGTTCGTCTTTTGTTAAAAACAAGTTATTGGTAATTTTAGCCGTTCCGCCGACTGTAAATTTGTAAAGGAACTCGCTGTTTCCTATTCCCAGACTGCCAGTGCTTGGTTGGTAAAATAAATCGCTATCATCGACTTTTAATACTTCATCTCCAGTACTATTTGAGACAAAGGTTAAAAAATGTGTTGCGGTGTCTGTAGTTTCGTTAAGTACCGTTGATTTATTCGAAACAATAGATTCTGCAAATACAGATCCTGTAACATATACATCGCTACCTACATATAGGTCTTCTGCAATGCCTGCGCCACCTTTTACGACCAGAGATCCGGTTGTTGGGCTTACTGATGGTGTAGTAGCTGCTACTACAAGCCCGTGTTTAACTTCAAATTCTTTATTAGTTGTTGCCATTCGCTTCCCTATCCACGAAGATTTCTAGAAAATGTTCTAGTTTAGTATTTATAAAAAAAGCATTGCGGTATTTTGCAATGCTTTTTTAGTGTTACCTAACTTATTAAGTCAGCTCGATCAATTGTCTTTCAGCTTTGATTACCGTTTTTCTAACTGTACCAATTGGGAGCTTACTATTTGTAATAGTAGTATTACCTTGAGGAGATACAATCAATCTCACATTGGTTGCCGTGGTGTCTGCGCTAAATGCCGCTACGGTTCCGTTAGTTTCTAACGTTGCATATTCTGTAATATAGATATTAGGAGTTCCGGTGATAATTGCACTTGATAACGGAATAGTTGGAACCGAACTAACTCTGAACGAAGTTGAACTAATAATTTCTGTAACAAATGTATTAGATTCAAATACGCCTGTTGAAGAGTCCGAGGTTACTACTACGCCCATTCCAGGGTATAGGTTTGTTGTGCTGTTTACTGTTATCACATCTGCTGCATTTGATGCTGATGCAGTTGAAACGTAATTTCCAACCAGTGTTCCTCTAATAGTTGCAGCGGTTAATGCCGTAGTTGGAGCATTGCTTAGTGTAATTGAAGTATCTGTTACAAAACTTTCTACTGTTGTTCCAGCAGGTAGTGCACCAGTACCATCTACTACAACTACTGTCATACCTACATAAACACCTGCTGTACTGGTCACCGGTAAAGTTGCGGTATTACTAGTTACTCCGGAAATTGTGAATACCGGAGCATCTGTAGTTAATAGAATCTCGGAAGTTTGAGTTCTAGTAGAAGTAGTACCGACTTGAGTGGCTTGAATTGTATACTTGGCAGACCTATACATACCCCAGTTAAACCCAAGATCAAAAATTTGATTAGTTGCAAGTGTAGTAAACTCTTTCGATATGGTGTTAACTTCTTGAATACGATTTAATATCCATTCTGCAGTTACTACTTCAGTTCCAGTTGCATTTATATTTGGGCTTGTACCTAGTTTAACGACTCCGTTTCCACTAGAAATTGTAGTACCACCGATTACAACTTCGCCAGTTACTGCTGGGAATACTTCTGCTTTTCCTGTAGTTACATCGGTAGTTAACTTAACTGTGCCTTCTGGCGTGCTTCCAATAGTTAATGTATTTCCTGTTACTGCACCACCAAATTTTAAGGTACTTGCCGCAGCAGTTGCTGCAGTTGCAATATTAACTGTTCTTGCAGCAGTGCCAGTATTGGCAATAGTTACGGTTGCCGCATTAGCAGAATAATTAGTTGTTCCTGTTATTGTTGGGAACACATTACCTACAGATGCAGCATTAGTTGCATCGAATGTAGCATTACCGGCTGAGCCAGTATTAATAGCAATACGGTTTGTGCCAGTAGTAGTTAATCCACCATAGGTTAATGTATTATTATTATTACCAGTTGCGCCTGCAATAGTTAATGTAGTTGCCGAAGTAGTAGTATTTTGTAAAGTAACAGTTGTTGCATTTTCTGCAAGTTTTACTGTTCCAGAAGTTGTAGTCGGGAACAATGCAGCAGTAACCCCAGAAGTGTTTGTATCAAAGGAAGCTACACCACCAGTTGTGCCGCCTACTTTAATCGAGTTAGTTCCAGATGTTATTGCTCCACCAAACAGCATTGTGCTAGCAGCCGAAGATCCTGTAGCAATTTGTACTGATTTTGCAGCAGTTCCTGCATTAGTTAGTTGGAGTGTTGCTGCATTGTTACCGACCGAAACTACTCCAGTAACTGATGGGAATACCGTTGCACTACCTGAAGTTACATTAGTGGTAATTGTTGCAATTCCACTGGCATCGTTTCCGCTGACTGATAAAATGGCATTTCCAGTTTCTGCACCTATTTTTACAGTAGTTGCGGCTCCTCCAAGGTTTACTGTGCCAGTTACGCTAGTGAATACGTTGGCAACGCCTGAAGTTACACCAGTTTCAAGATTGACTGTACCAGTCCCGGTACTTTCGATTTTTAATCTGTTATTCGAAGTTAACCCACCGAATTTTAGTATACTAGCAGCATCAGTTGCCGAGGTCGCAATGTCGATAGTTCTGCCAGCCGTACCAATATTTGCAATATTTACATCAGTTGCGCCATCGAATAAGTTACCAGTTGCAACGCTTGCAAACACGTTTGCAGTTGTGACACCGATAGTAGTTCTTAGTGTAACCGTTCCTGTAGTAGAGTTTCCTACTAATTCTAGTACGCTGTTTCCAGTATTTTTACCAACACTAATTACTGTGCCTGCTTCCCCGATGTTTATAGAAGTTGCACTTCTAAACGCATTTACTGTAGTCGGTTGATTTAATAATTCGAAAGTAGTTGCTGTGGAAGTTATGTCTCCCCCGTTTACAGCTAAATCTCCACCTAGTAATGTGTTACCAGCTTCAACCTGTATTGCGTAAGGATTTGTTATTGTTACGTTACTACCAGCTAACGGAGCATTGCTAATGTACAAACTTGCGGCACTAGAGTATGTTACACCAGTATTCACAGAACCAATTGTTTGCTGATCTATTCGTGCAATAGCTCCTTGAGTTACAGTTCCACTAGCTACAGTATCTATATCGTAAAAACTATTAGTTGGAATCTTTAATGCTACACCAGAGGTTAGGTCCACTGCACTTGCAGTCATCTCTGGACTGGCAATAAATGTTCCGGCTTTTATTGCCCCATAGCTTCCGGAGAATGTACTTGCAGCACTTTCTTGTCCATCTTTATAGAACTCAAATATACCGTCGTTATTGCTCACACCGCTGAATGCGTAACGCTGGTCAATAATAATCAATCCAGTCTGAGTGATGTTTGATGCCGGATCGCTAGGTAATGTTATATTAAATGCGCCACTTGCTGCATTGCTGATAACAAAAGTACCATTATAAACTTCAGGCAAGTTATTTGTTAAGGTAACAACATCACCGTCGGTTAGTGCTGGACCTGTATAGTTAATTGTTGCAACTGCTCCAGCATATGTTCCGCTAGAAACTTCAAGTTGTGTAACTCTGGTAACAGTACCTAACGCACCTGTTGTAATTACAGAACTAGATAACGAGCTTGCAAAGCTAACACTGTTAGATGTGCTATTAGTAACTTTATACGTTCCGTTAAATCCTACAGGGTCAACACCGCTTACTGTTATTATCTGCCCAATGTTAAATTGATAGTTTGAACCTACTGTTAAGGTAGCAGTTCCACCAGAAGCAGTTCCACCTGTTACAACAACAGAATCTCCAGCAGCTTTGTAATAATTGTATTTGACACCGATGTCATATCCATCATCTACTGTTAGATATCCAGTTAGAGGTTTATGTAAATCTATGACGCTATCTTTAATACTTGTATTTGTGGTATTAACTATAGTTTGGCTACCTTTAACAATTAAATTACCAACAACAGTTAAGTCATGATTAATTGTAGTAGTTCCGATTGCATCACCGATATTAACTTGTGTTGCATCACCACCAATGTTTAATGTGGTAACACCAGAATTTACTAAGTTATACGTAGTAATTCCAGTACCTTGTAATAAACTAGTACCGTTAGTTCCAGTTCCGCCGTTTTCTGGAGGTAAAATTCCATTGATATGGCTCACACCATAAACCGTACCATCTAATTCAACCTTACCGTAGAAAGGCGCGGTTGTAAGCCCTCCTGAAAGTAAAACACTACCTATTGCAACATCATTGAGCCCTTCTAGATCCGTAGGAGTAGAGGCATAAATAACATCTCCAGGAGTATATGCTTTACCAGTTATACCATTGTTACTTGCTAATAATGTTGCTGCAGTAGTATACCATTTATTATCACTTGCTGCAATAAATTCTACTGCAGTATAATTATTCATAGTATAAGCATTATTTGCCGATAGGCTGTTAATGCTTGTATTTGAATTTCCTGCTCTAACCGTTGCACCACTCAGTAGTGATTCCGACGGAACTTTATCAACTGCAAATGTAGTTCCGCTTAAAATACTAGTAACTGTCGTATTTGGTTGGAATAATCCTGTACCGGTTATTACGGTAACTTTCATTCCAGGAAATAACCCATTAGTGGTATTAACAGTAACCGTTGTTCCTGAACTAGATACTACTGTCACATCAGAAGGTGACGATAATGGATATACCGCAATAGGATTAAGGCTTGCATTAACTATACGAACCTTTCTTCCGGTAACTGCTGGCGGAAGCCTAATGCCATTGTAAGGTTCTACATCGTTAGTGGAATTTATTATTACTGAATTATCTTTTGTTACAACAGTGCTATCTAACTGACTTGTACCGGTTGCTTCAATTCCAACTTCGGTTTTTGATAGCATTGTTGAATCTGTATAAGCAACCGTTCTTCGAACCAGAGCTGCTAAGTCTCCGCTGAAAGTTCCATTGGTAGATTTCTCAGAAACATATAAATTATATCCATCCCATTCAACAGATCCTGAAGCTAGATCAGGTAAATTTGTGCCTTCTTGAAAAGTTAATGGTGCGTGAGTACCATCACTAGCGGGTAAATTTACACCAGTCCTTACTAGAAATTGCTTATTAATTGTTGACATTGTCCACTCCTATATCCTTATTTATGCTCTAAATTTAAATGTACTTACTCTAGTTGCGTTGACTGAGAAAGGCGTATATACTAGTTCTACATTTGACCCTGAAATTCTACTAGAAAAAACTCCCAGCAGCTGGCTGGTATGCACGATGCCATACTCACTGGTGTTAATATCTACCCCATTGTGTACCAACATAATTTCCTGTCCAGATACCTGGTTTGTTACTGTATCCTTAACTCTCACAATATACTTTGCTAGATTATGGTCAGCTAGTGCAAACGAATCAATGACCGTTGCATTAGCATTTAAAATCTCTATTTCTGAAGTTGTCGTATTAAATTGATTTGCAACCACTTCACTAAACGATGCCTTTGCGGGGGTTGTCTCTCCTATAACAGTTCCATCAATGTTACCACCGGTAATAGCTACCTTAGGACTTACAAGATTTACATTCATGGTCCCGATATTACCAGTTACCACATTATTTGTAATTCCTGAACTAGGTATGTAAGTTAACGCATCCAATGATCTAATGTATCCAAAGAATCCCTGTCGAACTAATAGGACCACAGTAGCATTTGATGTATAAGTTCCTGGTATCGCCGTCGGTGTTATTGAAATATTAAAACTAGTGCTAGTTGGGTCTGCTGCAGTGACTTTCCATTTTCCATTAAAGATTGTATTCGTCGATCCTGCGATGATAACCGAATCATTAGTAGTTATTTTAGCATTGCTAACAGTCGTATTTAAATTAACCGATGTAGTATTAGATATACCGTTTGAAGTTAGGACTATACTGTTGATTAGTGCTGCCAAGTTCGTATGATCGTTGTATTTTATACCGTAATCTACGGAACTAGGTATGCTAATTTGTTCAGGACCAAATCTAACAATAGAGTTTCCAATAATTAATTCATCTTTAACAGTTAAATCGTGTTCTACAGTAACCATTCCCGGTTCAATAGTAAAAGCTAACTGCTCTTTAGGATAGAACTCCAGTTTTCCAGTTGCATCGTTGGTTCCAGTTGTGTAAGTTGTAAACTTAGCGCTAGAAAAATTAGTTGCTGCAATGCTATTAGTTGTGATTCTTAATGTGTTAGTTTCGTTATATCCAATATCTAACGTAGGATGCAAAGTGTAAGTACTATCAAAAATATTAACATCTTTGTTTAAATTTTTAATATTGGGTTGGGTTTCTGTAACAATGGTTCCGTCGATACTGGTAAAATAACCAGTTTTCCATTTGCTAGTAGATTTTCCAAAGTCAATACTGTTAGATAGTTCTGGAATAACTGAGGCATTACCGGTTACACCAAACACCAAATCCTGATTTAAAGATTGATTCTTTATAAGATTAAGATCAAGTTTGATGTTGTCGACTGTCAATTCAGTCAATGTGCCCACCCGTGTTATCGTAGTCTGAGTTGGATTGGAAACTGTTGCAGCCGATCCTGTGGCATTACCGTTTAATGTTCCATAGAAATTCGGAGACGTTACACTGGTTCCTACATTTAATCGTTTTTCAATGCCAACACCACCCTCAACAATCAATGCACCTGTATCTTTACTTGTGCTTTCAAGAGTCGATGATATAACAACTGCCCCAGTGCCTGTAGTTTTTAATATAATATTGGCATCAGCATCTACGTTAGATATAGTGTCTGATGTAATATTAATATCACCGATCGTTGCAGATAATGCCGCACCCCCTCCGCCCGCCACAAAGTCAACATACGCTTTTGTTGCGGCATCTTGTGCACTAACAGGGGTTGCTAAATTAGAAATGATGGTGTTGGATAAATCAACTACACCAGTTCCGTTGGGATTAATAACAATATCTTGATCAGTCCCTATGCTTATTAGACTATTTCCAATTATACGTAAACTATCTATAGTAGTAGGACCAGTTACGATACCACCTGCTAAATTTAAATAGTTATTTTCTAAATATTGTACTATTGCTGTCTGCGTAGGAGCTGTATAATCATCTGTAAACCCAGTTGAAGAAATTAAACTAGAGTTGTTGCTAATTTCTTTTAGCTGAACACCTACTGGAACCCCATTTCTAATCAAAGGACCCAATGCACTTATATTAGATAAGTTAAAGTTACTAGCATCAATGGTGGAAGTTCCAGTTAATTGATTTATTTCTAGAACATCCCCAATTTTAAAAATTCCCGAATCAGATAAGGTTGAGAAAAATATCTTACCATAATTTGTTTCAGTAATTTCATTTAATGCATTTGGAGATCCGCCGTTTTCTGGAAGTGCATGAAGTGTGACACCAGAGCCAACATACTTAAATCCATGTCCATTTGCTGAAATCTTACTACCAAGGTAGAAGTTAACCTGGGTTCCTGTTTCTGCAAACAATGGTCTTGGAACTAGTGATATCAAACTATTTGTAACAACCAACGGAGTTGCTGCCGAAATATAATACTTACTAGAATCACCCACCAACTCTAACAGCGTGCCTGTAATCGGACGAGAAAGCATGGTCCCTATGTTTAATTGTCCTACACCACTTAATTCCACACTGGTAGTGGCTTCTGTTGTTGGAGATCCTCCAGTAAGCGTTACGGACGGGACTGTTTTATATCCATAACCAGGTTCAATAATCGTTATTTGTGTCACTATTCCTGCATCTATTACAGATGTAGCAGTAGCTTGTGTTCCAATATATTCTAGTGTGGTTGTACCGTCAACTTCAGAGCCAGATGTATGTGCTGGGGGGACCATTCCAGTGGTACCAGCAATTATAACTTTATAAAAGTTTCCATTACTAGTTAATGTTTGCTCTATTGTATATACTGTATCCGGTTCCCAAGAGACACCTCCAGCAATCGGAGGATCAATGGAAACTGATGGCGCTTCACTGTATCCACTTCCACCACCAGTTACATTTATTAACGCGACAAAACTGTACTCGCTCTGGCTTACTATTGCATTAGTTTTATAAGGAACCGAAGAAAATCCATTTGCAATGAGTCCATTAATACCGTATTCAGTAGTACACGCAGATGCTTCTATAAATCCGCCCGATTCTGTCTTTAAAGATTCATAACAAAATTTGGTGACAACACCATTTGCCAGTATATATGCACCGTTTGATGCTGTTAGTCCATATCCGCCCTGGCTCTCAACAACTAATCTATCTACAATTACGGTTTTAATTGTTGAATTGCTAGAGAATCTAGAACCGTCGACGTTAACACCACCGCCTGCACCGGCAACATCAATGCGTTTGCTGACGTTTGGTACATCTGAATTTTTTATTAAAGGGAGTGCGCCCGGTGTGATTGCTGGATTCTGAACTGTCTTTTTAGGAATAAACAGTGTACCGTCAGCTAAGAAAGGTCCTGTAATTACCGTACAATTTCTTACTATCGGAGATTCTGTAACTACAGCGCCTACTGCAATTGCAAACGCATATCCAGGAGCTCTATGGTTTTTTATTTTAACATCTTGTACTAAACAAGCATTATTAAGGTGAAAAATATCTAGAGTAGGATTTGCCGGTATAACGGTACAGTCCTGTCCTATTATTGTTATTTCGTTATCTAATTTTAAAGGATTTAATTCTTTATAAACCCCACTAGAAACTATGATAGCCGTTCCTGGAATGGCTGCTGATAGCGCTGATCTAATCGTAAGCTTAGATTCAACTATTGAAGATCCGGTATTTTTATCATCACCGCCCTTGCTAACATAAATGACGTTTTTTACAGGCCTAGAAATTAAGTCATCCTGGCTAATCCATTTTGTGCTGCCATCGAGTCTAGCAATTAGTACACTGTTATCTACACTAGGTTTCCCTAGTGCAGGTTGTGCTTCAGTTAACGAAATAAATTCGTACCTAGAAGATTCTAAATCTTCCAAAGGAGTTACTTTTGTTTTTCCACTTAATAAATTAGGCATTTGCAGTCTCTAGTATACTTAAGGTAATTTTTAAAGCGCCTGAACGGCTAGCATATGCTATCACGCTGTCAAAGCTTTCTAAAATCATTTTTCCGTTAATTACGGTTGCTGAATCGTTTGGAGGTACAGTGAATTCTTTTACCAGTTCTGTTAACGTGTCTCCTGCTTGATATCCATTTTGTGTAGACGGGTCAGCGAATACCGGTAGGCGTCGATAGTGTCCGAACGTAACTTTTGCTGCGGTATCTGACACGTTGGCTACCTGTGCCATTAGTATAATTGCAGTAATGCCAGGTGGTGCTGTGTAAATTTTGGTAGTATTAGGGGTATTCAGCGACTTTAGATATGCAACTGCTTCTGCAACTAAGAAATCTCTATTTGCTAATAGCAGATCAAATGCTTTGTTAATTTTAGGATCTGTTGATAGTCCAGTTAAATCAATCGGTGCTGCAGCGCCAGGTGCTGCACTTGGGCCAGCGCTTATAATACCGGTAATAATATCTATTTTCTGATTAATCTGCGTAAGAATATAGCCGTCTGTTGAGTCTATATATGCCGCAGGTAAGTTAGTAACCTGCAGTACTTCGGTTTGTAACGGTGTTGGGAATTTTGTCAAGGAAACAATGCTTGCAATAACATCTTTTAAGTAGTTATATGCATTTACTGTATCAACTTTTTCAGTAGGAACAAGGCTAATTGTTGCACTGTGATCATAGTAGTACACCCCTGCTTGAACAGCCTGCCTGTTTCCTCCCCACAAAATATCAAAACGTATACAATCAACAATATATCCTACATCTCTTGAACATAATGAAACATCATAGCTAAAAGATCCACGAGTTTGGCTGTCAACAAATGCAACTACTTCAGCAGCTAAGAAGTCTCGATTAGCTAACAGCATTCTATATGCATTTTCTCTATCTCGATCTGCGGTATAGTTAACATTGATAGCTTCCCTAACACTGGTGTCAGGGCCGTTTTCAATCATGCCAGTAATAATGTCAATTTTAGTTTTAGCAATTTCAGAGTTATTTAATGTACCAGGAGGAAGGTTAGTTCTTTGTTTAACTGCTGTTTGATACTTTCCTGCAACTGGGTTGCCCTCTATTACTTCATCTAATATTGATCGTAAGTAATTGAATGCGGTGACTGCTACAGATCGCTGTGTAGGGAATACGCTGGTAGTTGTAGAAAATCCATAATAGTAGACCCCGGCTTGTATACTCTGACGATTTCCGCCGAATAATAGGTCAAAGCTAACACTATCTATAATATACCCGGCATCTCTGAAACATTTTTCTTGATCGTAGGTAAACCCATCCCAAATGCCTCCGAGACCAGTGTTATCAGAAATTTGTTTAGTAATCCATGCAATGACTTCTTCTTGTATAAAACGCTTATTATTTTGCAATAAAGTGTAAGCGTTAATAATACCTTCAATTTGTGATCTCTCTCCGTTAGGAATTACCTGATCTGTAACTGCACTGGTTCCTGCCGTAATAATACCGGTAATAACATCAAATAATCCACCTACTAGTGTGACACTGGCTAGGTTACCTTCTGCATTATTTCCGATAAATTGCGATTCATCGTTGCCATCTGTTGGAATTACTTCAATATTTCGTATCACATTTTGTGCTACGGTTTTTATCCTAGCAATTGCAGCAAGGGTTTGTGCGCTTTGGTCCGGAACTTGTGTCGAACCTTGGCTCCAATATTGTAATCCTGAAAAGATACTTTGAGTCGAACCATCAGTTAGCAAGTCGAAGGCAATAGAGTCTACTATTAACCGAGTATCTCTTGCGCAATCTGTTTTATTATAACTAAATGTGTTAAACTGGCTATTTACGTAAGCAATAATTTCTGATTGTAAAAATCCTCTGTTTGCATACAAAATAGCTGCAGAATTTAATAAATCTGTATCTGTAGTTTGTTCTTTATTCGGTTCAATAAGGTCTGTAACACCTTTAGTTCCGTTTTCGATAATTCTAGATATAAGATCGAATTCTGCTGCAATTTTTGACTGTCCGTTAACTCCACCTGATGGTAAATCGACTATTTGCGTTTCACCGTTTCCTGGGGATACTGATACAGTCTGGTTAATCACTAGTTGTTTAGCAACTTCTTTTGCTCGATCCAATGCCGCTAGTGTTTGCAAAGTTTCACCTGGAATTTTACTTGCACCCTGTGCCCAATATTGCAATCCAGAAAATCTCGACTGGGTTGTTCCAGAATATAAAATGTCGAATGCTATAGAATCTACAATTAGCCCGGTGTCCCTAGCGCAATTTGCAGCGTTATAAGTCGATGTGGTTAACACCGCAGTTTTTGTTTTAAATGTATTTAATGGTAGTAATGCCATGTTGCTAAATCCTCTTTATTCAATCGACAGTATAAACGGGGTCATTGTTGCAAACAGACTCTTTTCAAAGGTTCTTCCAGTTAATGTTCCAGTTGCCTGATTAATAACTAGACCCTCACCGATTCGGAAGTCTCCGTTCTGATCTGTACTTGTGAAGAAAACTTTTCCTCCGTCTAACATATTTACTTCTCTTTCCTGTTTAGGATCAGCACGGCCTACCATAGGTAATGCCCCGTAGTTAGATCCTGCCCCAACATACTCAAATAAGTATCCTGATGCTGTCATGTAACTTCTCTGATAGAAGTTAATAATAGCACCATCCGGGAATAATGAAGTGTTTGTAGTATTATCTTCTAGGTTTATTAAATGATAAGTTCCAGATCTAGCATAATAACTTAATCCTGAATAAACTGCGTTGTAGTTTCCACCAAGAGTTAAATCTTCAGCAATTTTACTTGGAATTAATGCAGAATCTCTTAGGCACTTTTCTTTATTATATGTAAATCCTGGATTTGCAACAACATAATTGTCCATAAACTTACTAATTTCTGCAACAATAAAGTTAATATTCAATAATATCAACTCCGATGCGTCAGCATCACTTTGCGTGACGAATCCCTTTTTAACGATGCCTGGAGTCGCACTTTGACCTTGATCAAGTATGTCATAAACGATTGTTGCCAACAATAATGTCCTAGCTATTGTACCAGTTGTTGGATTGTTTGTTAAATTAAGTGTAACTTGAGGGACCGCAGTCTGTAACGGGGAACCATACATTGTATTGGATACAATGGATTGTAGAAGTGTTCTAATGTATTCGATGGTCAATAGTTCTGGAGCTTTCTGATTATTTGGGAACACTAATAACCCTTCTGCAACCGGATCTGGAGCTTTCTCACTAGATAAAATTGTGTAATACGCTTTTCCTGCTACAAATATTGTGAAATAAGTAGGATTTTCAGGGAAACTTCCTCCTTTATTTACAGGAGTATTTAAATAGATTGTATCTGGGCCTACATCAGTAATAACTGTATCTTCCAGTAAATATCTTTCTCCGGTAACAGGATCCGAGTAACTGCCGAATTGATCTCGCACATATACGTGTTGTCCTATATACATGTCATTGACTTCTATCCCTGAAATTGTTAGACTATCTTCTATAATTTCAGAAGTTGTAATGGTACTGGTGATATATCCTGGTAGGTTTTGCTCGTTGATATAATCATCAGGAGGGATTACTTCCATTACTAATCCAATGTGCGGTCTATTTGCAGCATCTGGAACAAAAACGCAAACCTGCTGATTTCTCGGGAAATACCCGTCAGGATAGAATTGGTTAAATTCAAATGTTTTTGTTAAACTGTTGTAGACTTTATTAGCAGGATTGTAAATTGTGCCGGAGAATTCTTTTGGTCCGTATCCTTTAGAAACCATGCAGTAGTCACCGAAGTTACTGTTCGCGTTAGTAATGGACATAATCCCACCGTTATCTACTTGCATAGATATAGAGCAGAACACTGTGAACATCGAAACTAACTGTGTATAACCACGATTAGTTGCTCTAGCTCCGCGGCCGCCTTGATTTAGCTGTGTAAATGCATCAACAACCATAGACCTTATAGGAGATATATCGCTTACACGATCACCGTCAATAATTAATCCACCCATTGAGCCATACTTATCGTACTTACGCTGATCCCACTCTGGATAATTATCAAAATCTTTATCTTGCAACGGATAGACCGATGGGTATCCAAAATACAACCTAGAATTTGTTCCGATACCAACAGTCGGCTTATCTAATCCTATAATGTAAGTATTAGCAACTCCAGCTTTAGGTGTAACTGATGTAACCTTGGTAGATTGTTGAACGTCATCAGCGCTAACTCCAGTTGCAGCAAATAAAGCAGTTCCTTGATATATTTCTGGAACAGCTGCTTCACCATTTTCGATGATATCAGTTATAATTTTTGTATTTCTTACTATACTACCAACTGTAATTTCACCTTTTGAATAATACGTGTTTGTTACTTGCTCGCTTGTAAGATCAGGCTTAATATTCTGAACAATATTAGTCATTAACCCTTTGGCATAGTTTAATGCATCAATTGTTTGTGTTGCTTCGCCTTCAATTACTAACACATTTGCCGAGTAGTATCCTCTGCCGGCTTCTGCTGACTTTTTATTTCCACCTAATAATATATCTTGGCTTATCGAGTCTATAATATAACCAAGATCACGTTCACATTTAGCCTTTGTGTCGTACTTTTCATTTAAAAATCCTAAAGTACTGGTTTGTATACTAGCTAAATTAGTTAAAATTGTAATCTTATCAACATTATTAGCAGTATAGTTAACACCTTTGATGTAATTAGGCATTGTTATAACTACCGTACCAGACTGTTCGATAATTATGTTAATCTGATCGATAAGAACTTGTAACGTTACTGCCTCATCAAATGTTCCCACTGGCAGTTCTAAATATTGTCGTAAATCGTCATTTCCTTGGGTTGGAATAACTGGTATATTTTGTACAACGCTACTAATAACTTGTTTTAAATGCTCGTAGGCAGCAATTGCTTGTTGTATTTGACCTGGTAAGTAAGTTGTTGTGCCTAAATAGTAAGCATTTGCTACTTCAACAGATTGGCTATTTCCTCCGTATAGTAAATCATAAACTAACGCATCAATAATATATCCGGTATCTCGCCTACAAAGAGAAATATTATATGTAAATTCTGATGTAAAAGGAGGTGTGTTAGTTGCAACTTGTTTATTAATCCATGCTATAACTTCTTCAACTAGGAACGGTTTATTTTTTATAATAATTCTAGATGCATTTATTTTATTTGAAGTACTTATTAACTCTTCTGATGAGGTACTTAATGGATTTATAAACTCTAAATCAGGTGCTGCAAAATCTGATACTTTATCAATTATGTCAGTTACAGTTTTAAATAACTCATTAATCTTCTTAATTGTATCTGCCTTAGTAACAGGATTAAGCAGTGCAACTGCAGTATCCCTTGCAAAATTTAATCCTGCAATAGTTTTTTGTTTCTGTAAAGTAGTTACTGTTGAACTGTAGCTTCTTGTATATGCAATTCCTGCATATAAAGATCTATAATTTGTTCCTAAAATTAAATCGTCAAGTACAGAATTTAAAATAATTCCTA